AGAGGGGGGCCGGTTCCCCATATTTTTTTTGGCTGCCCGGCAGCGCACCGCCGCAATCTCTCTCAAAAAATAAAAACGCCGGTAGTTATATAAAAAAAAGGCCCGATAAAACCGGGCCCTGAAAACCAATATAGGTTTTTATTTGTCTACAGACTTAGGGTTTTTTTAGTTCTTCAGAATCATCGGGCTGATCCTCTTCAGGATCAATTTCTGCATCCTGCTCGCTTTTATCAGAACCCGTGGGATCGGCAGAATCGTCAGCTACGGCGTAATCGACGGGCTCTTCCTCGGATGGCTCCGTTTTGACCTTATCCAGCTCCGGCAAGGAGATACCTTCGGCCTCAGGCTGCCGAGGGGAATAGACCGGCGAATCGGCTTTCAGCTCGATCGGATCGAAAGTAGACGTGACCTTCGTATCGGCCTTAGGTGTAGCATTTTCGTCTACAGGCAGCGGCTCGGCGCTAGGGACATCTTCGGCCTTAAGATCCTGGTGAGCGGTTTCCGTTGCGATCGGATCAGCTTCCATCGGCTCTGAATCGCCTTCCGGCTTTTGCTCCGAACCGTCCTGGACCGGGCCATTTACGGAAAGGGCGCCCAATGCTCCAATAGGGGTGGGCAGGTTGATCTTATTAGAATCAACGGCGTAGCTTTGATCAACGGGCTTTCCGTCAGGCTGCTCGGCAGTTAGGCCGGGATTGGGCACATCGGACGTTTGGATATCTGGACCGACACCATCGGTGGATTTGATCAACATTGGGCTTTCCTCTTCGGTTTTGGGTGCTTCTGTCTTTGGCTCGTTTAAGGTAGCAGGGACACCATCTACGGTCAAAGGCGACACATCGCCTATTGGGGGAGGTTGCACGCCGGGAGCCTTAACCGGCGCATCTTTGAAAGCGGCCGCAGTTTCGGCCGTTGGCTCCGGGATGTTAGCCATTGGCTCCACCTTCGTAGCACCAGCGGAATCGCTGGAATCGGTAGAGCCGTGGCTTTTATCGTGGAGCGAGGCTTTATGCGATTCGAGCTTAGCAATAAACTCTTCGAGTTCTTTTAGGAAATACTTCATGAGATTCTTGGATTTGGACATACGGGTAACTCCGGACGAGAAAGAACCCCTGGCAACCGGATGCCACCAGGGGCCTTTGTGTCTCGCCAAAGGCACAAAGTAAGGATAGATTTAATAATAGCCCGGATCAAGGCTTCCGGTCTAAAAGTTAACAATAGGCACTTTTCCCTCTAATTCCCCCGGCATGAGTGATTTAGCTGCCGTTTCTGAGGAAACTGAGAGAGACCCTGAAATCCCCTTTACCCTCGCGTTTCGCGCCGTGAAGACCGAGGACTTTAATTTCGTCCTCTCCTCGTGGATGAAGTCTTATCGGGACACGAAGCGGACAATAAAGAATCCGGCCTACTTTGCCGGACACCAGCGATTAATCGCTGCTTTAGGCGAACGGCGCAGTATGATCATTGGCTGCGATGCTGACGCGCCCGAATGGATTGTGGGTTTTGCGTGCGGACAGATGCTAGATGACGGAAGGATACTTGTGGACTACGTTTACGTGAAACAGCCTTACAGGGAGCGCGGGATCGCAAAAGCCCTTGTCGCCGCTTTAGGCTGGTCTCCGGGAATGGGCGTAGTTGCGAGCCATTGGAATCGGATTTGCAATTCGCTCTCTCAACGCTTTTTAATCGAGCATGACGAGTATTACATCATGTTAGGAGCCGACCTGTGATTACTGTCGAATGTAAGGATTCTGTCCTTTCCCCCGATGCCGGCCATGTCACCACGTTTTTAATTACTAAAGAAAGTTTATCGCTTCCTTTCACGGATAAATCCATTGCGGTAGGTTTCGAGACTTTGCCGTATGGTATAGGTTTGACTTATCGGGACGGCTATCGAGTAATTGTACCTTATGGAAACGTCCGGTATATTTTGAGTGCCCCCGAGGCTAAAAACAAAAAAGAAGCTCCACATACAATTTCTCCGAATAAAAAATAAATGAGAAAAATAAATCAAATTAACGATGCTATAACGGCGAAGGCCGTTATAGCGGAACGGAACAAACGGCTCGCGCGTAGCGGAAAGATCCTTTTCGACCGGACCCGGCAAGAGGTTAAGGAACACGATCTTAACGTATACCTGAGCAAAGCGCACGAAAAGCAGAAGGAGATGCTTTTAGCCGAGGATCGCTTCAAAGCCGTCTGTTGCCCTCGCCGGACAGGAAAGACCACGTACAACCTGTTTGAGTGTATGCTTCACGATTTGAAGTACCCAGGCAGTACCATCGTCTATATCGTGCCGGATTCGAAAGCCCACGCAAAGGATCTCTTTTGGCTCCCCTTGAAGGAATTAAACTCAAAGCTAAATCTAGGGCTTTTATTCAAAGAGGTGGAGAAACGTGTTATTACGCCCAGGGGAACTCAGATATTGCTTTTGGGCGCTCACGACGCTGATTCTCCTACCCGTTTGCGTGGTGGTGCTTATTCTCTCGCTTTATTGGATGAGTGTAAGGATTTCGGGCCTCACTTTGAAGAGCTTATTGTCGAAGCGATCCTGCCCGGCCTTGGAGACTACGGCGGAACCCTAGTTTTGTCAGGAACGCCCGGTTCGATCTTTAGCGGGCTCTTCTACAAGGTTTGCACAGAAAAGCCAGATGGGTGGAAAGTCGCCAGATGGATCAAAAGTGACAATACCTTCCTGCGGCCCGAGGAACGGGATCTAGAGAAGGTTTTCGAGACAACCTACAAGCCTTTCGGTCTAACAAAGGCTTCGCCCAAGTTTAGGCGGGAACAGCTCGCGGAATGGGTTGCTGACGATTCGGAGCGAGCCTACTTTTATGATCCCGCCCGGAACTTTTGGGACGGTTCTTTCGATATGCGCAAAGAATACCAGCATATATGCGCGATCGACTTAGGGAAGCGGGATAAGACGGTTATTCAGCCCGGAGCCTTTTCTTACCAAGACGAGAACCTTTACTACATGCAGCCCCATGCGGCCCGAGGCATGTATATCCAGACCATTTGCGAAAAATGGCAGGAAATGGACCGCAAGTACGGATTCGTTGGCACCGTGGTCGATACGGGCGGTTTGGGCGTTATGATCGTAGACGACATAAACATGCGCTACGGCTTCAACTGGCAGGCAGTTGATAAAAGCCCCAGATATAAGCTGGCTGCCGTAGAGCAGATGAACAGCGATTTTCTGCTAGGCCGAATTAAAGCGCAGCCCGAATCTATTGTTGCGCAGGCTTGGGCTAAAAGCATAAAAGACCCTAAAACCGGGCTTCCAATACATAGTGACGAAGGTGATGCGGCTTTATACCTCCACCGATTTAGTTACCATTGGACCGGAAAACATCCAATTGCGGAGCCAGAACGGGAAAGTCCCGTCTGGTGGGAAAACCAAGAAAGAGAGGCAATTAATCGTGCGCTCAAAAACCGACAAAACCGCGAAACAGAAGGCCCCTACGGCAAAGCCCTCAGCGACTACTAATGCTCCGAAAAAGCGTGGCCGCCCCCGTAAAGTTGATATTGAGGCTGCTCAGGCTGCTGGCGGGATTAAGCCCGTGAAAAAGGAAAAGGCTGTTAAGGCCGCTAAGAGCCCGAAGAAGGCTGACAAGCTTTGGCAGGCCAGCTTTGCCAAAATCGAGACCCTAGCCCAGATGGGCGCTGTTCATATCAAGGTGGACGGTATCGAGGTGGTGTTCCCTCCCGATGCGTTCCAGGCCGTTTCGACCAAAGGCCGTGAATTTGGCCAGGCTCAGGCTCCCGCGAGCGAGTTTCAGTTTGATGGCACCTCTGAGGACATGGAAGCCCAGGTGGCCCAGCTTGCAAAAGTTGCCCCGATGGACAATCCCGACGAGTATGCTGAAGCGCAGGACCGTTGGGCCAATCACGAGCCCATGCCCCGTATTTGAGGATTAACAAATGGCAGATCGAAAGAGCTACAATCCTTGGTATTTGATCGAAGACAGCGACGAGGCTGCCGATCAGATGGACTGTACTATTAAGGACATCGAATCGGCACAAAGCGGTCGTTTGCGCGATTTGCTCCGATTCTCGAGCATGTACCTAAACCGGGATTGTCTTTCGATGAGCGTGTCCGGGGGAGATCCGTACCTTCCGGCCATGCCTCGCGCCATTTTGAACTGTTCCCAGGCCATCGTGGATACCGTCGTTTCAAAGCACGTTGAGGCGGAAACGAAGGTTTCATTCGAGGTTGAGGACGGAGACTTTGCAGCCCACCAAAATGCAGAAGACATGGAAAGATTCTGTTGGGGGGAGTTTCAGCGCCTTGACCTTTATTTGAAGGCAGAGATGTCGATCCGCGATTGCTGCGTGAGCGGCGACGGCTGGCTCAAATGGTACCCGAAAAATGGAAAGGCGTTTGTTGAAAGGACGCTGCCGTTTGAGGTGCTAATTGACGATGCCGCCGCCGCTTCGTGCGCCCCACAGGAAATGTATCAAAGGCGGTACGTTCCTCGCGGTTGGGCGATGATGATGTTTAAGGACAAAGCGGCCCAAATTGCCGAGTTGCCCACAACCGAGCCCGACTATGCGTTTCCCGGCGCAGACACCGATGTGGTCCGTTTGATCGAAGGATGGCATTTAGCCTCAGACGAGGGAGAAGAAGACGGAAGGCATATTATTGCATGTGGCAACGTTATTCTTCTTGATGAGCCTTGGAGCTACACAGATTTCCCTTTTGCCCGCATACCATGGTCTCCTGCTCTTATGGGTGCTTACAGCACCGGTTTGATGGAACAGCTCCAACCGCTGCAACTCGAGCTAAACAAGATGATGAAGAGGATTCAGCACTCTTTGCATCTTATGAGCGTTCCGCGCATTTGGCAGTCATCTAGCTCAAAAGTCTCGCCGGAGTACGACAATCTTATCGGCAACGTTTATAAGTATTCTGGCCCGAAGCCTGAGATTGATGCGGCTCCGGCAGTTAATCCGGAATTGTACGCCCAGGCCGATCGTATTCGAGAAAGAATGTACGAACAGGCTAGGCAAAATCCGATGCAATCCGGAGATATGCCTTCACGATTCGACTCAAGGCCCGCTTTGCGTGAGGCTCAGGAAATTGCAGATCAACCCCACGCTTGGGTTGGGCTTAACTGGCAACGTCTGTTTGTGTCGTGTGGCAAACAACTGGTCCGTGTCGCCCGGGAGATCGTCAAAGAGCACGGCACCTATAAAACCTTTGGTAGAGCCCGAGGATTCGTCGAGACGATAGATTGGGCAGATTGCGACCTAGAGGACAGCCGCTTCGTTATGACGCCCCAGCCGACATCCTTGCTGCCTACGACTCCAACGGGCAAACGGCTCGTTGTACAGGATTTGATGCAGAACGGGCTGCTTTCCGATCCGAACGAGGCTTGGGAAATGTTGGCCGGTATGCCCGATGTTGACGCGGTAACGAGCGAAAAGACGGCTCAGAAGCGCCTTGTCGATAAACAGCTCTATTTGATGATTAAGAAGAATCGGCCGATGGTGCCTGACGAGGTTCAAGATCCCGTTTATTCCAAGCGGAGAGCCCAGGCCCAGCTTCAGATGCTTCTTACAAAAGAAAACGTACCTGAGGAAGTTCTCGCCCTGTTGGACGACTATATCGCACAATGTGATATTTTGTATCAGCAGGCGAATCCGCCCCCACCACCACCAGACCCAGCACAAATGATGCAACCGGGACTTTTGCCTCCCGGGGCACCAAACGGAGCATTAAATGGAAATCCAGGACAGCCAGTCCAGCCAGGCCCCCCAGGTATCGGAATCACAGGACAGCCCGGAGGTCTCCCTCCCGCAAATCTCGGCGGATAACGAGGCAGGCAACGATCCGGCCGCAGAAGCGATGGAATGGGTAAAATCCCAGCGGGAAGCCGGGAAAGACCCGCTGCGGGCAGATTCTGGCGAAACTGACGAGGTTGAAGAGACCGCTGGGACTACGGAAGACCGGGAGAAAACGGACTCACGACCGAATGAGCCCCAAAAGACCGATCCGGCCCCAGCGGCCCGCGAGGAAGATAAACCCAAAGCTTCGGCCTTGGCAAACTTCCACAGGCAACAGCGGGAATTTGAGGCTCAGCGCCAGGCTTTTGCTGCCGAGCGACGAGAACTGGAGCAATACAAATCCGTGCTCGAAAACGCCAAAGTGGACCGAATCGCCGCGCTCGAGGCTATGGGCTACAAGGACGTAAAGAGCTTCCTAGAGGGTTTGGCCGAGGATGGCGGCCGGATGACGCCCGAACGGCGGGAATTGCTAGAACTGAAGCAATGGCGCGAGAAGCAGGAAAAAGAGGCTCAAGAGCGGGAACAGCAGCAAAGGACGCATCTTGAGCAGCAACATATTAACCAGCAACTTGACGCGATCCGCCAGGAGGTTCAAGCTAAAATCAAGTCTGATGTGTATGGAAGCCGAATAGTTAACATACACGGCGCAGACGAGCAAATCATGCAGCAAATGGACAGGATGGCTGCGGAGACCGGGGAGATGCCCCGGATCGAAGACGCCATTGAAGCCGTTGAAAGCAGGTATCGGGAAAACTTGAAGGTGCTCGCGGATAATCCGGAGGTCCGTAAGTATTTTCAAGATTTGTTTAAGTCACCCTCTCAGGCTCCTTCGCCCAGTAAATCGAAGGGAAAACTCTCGACCATAGGATCTGAGGTTAGATCCCCTGGAGTAGCCAGAACCGAGGAGTACGTGCCCTCTGTTGATGGTGAACGAGAGATTCAGGAAGCCCTGGCTTTTCTCGATAAAAAGAAAAGAGCCAGACGATGACTTAACTCTTTTTGATCGGACATTTTCGTGGCTACTAGCTTCAATGGCTCCGGCGGCTTCGACAGCGACTTTTTTGCCGCTTACAAGCACGTCTACAATCCCAAGCGCGTCCAGGTACTCGCCTATAAAAACCGTCCCTTCTTTGCCAAACTGGCCAAGAAAGACATGTTTGAGGGCGATACCTACAATCACACCGTTTTCTTCGAAGATCCCCAAGGCGGCTCGGCCACCATCGCTACTGCCATTGCGCAAAAAGCTGGCCATTCGCAGGGCGCTCGCTTCGTTATCAACCGTGGCCGGGAATACCAGGCCATTACGTTGCAAAACGAGGCTATCCGGGCTTCCCGTTCGGATAACGGTTCTTTGCTCCGTAAGAAGACCCACGAGACGGATCGCATCCTGAACGAGATGTGCCGCCGTATCGACATCGCTGTTCATGGCAGCGGTACTGGCGTTATTGCCAGCTTCACCACGGCCGCAAGCCTCAACACCACCACCATCACCTTGGACACCCCCGCCCTGGGTATTCGTTTTTCTGTTGGAATGTTCCTTCAGATTGCTTCGACGAATCCCTTGGACGGAACGGCTCCTACCCTGGTGAACGGCGGCCAGGTCGTCAAAGTGTTGGCTCGCTCGGTTTCGGCCAAGCAGACCACCTTGACCCTGGACACCAGCCTTTCGGCAGTGACCGGCCTGACCACCACGAATCAGTATTTCCTGCTTCGTAACGGCGAAGGCTTGGGCTTTGGCATGAACACGCCTTATGGCGGCGTTTCGGGCCTCCGTAACTGGCTCCCCATTACTGACCCCGTTCCCGGCGAATCCTTTTGGGGCTTCGATCGGAGCGTGGACGTCCAGCGTCTGTCCGGTTCGCGCTATGTGGCCGGAGCCGCTGAAAAGATGGAAGCCACCCTTCAAAACTGCTCGGCTGAAATGTGCCTCCAGGGCGCTTCTCCCGACCTGATTTTGATGAACCCGATTAATATTTCGAACTACAGCCAAGAGCTGGGTTCCAAGGTGCGTTACGCACAATCGGACAAAGCGGTGACGGGCCTCGATACCAGCGCAATGATCGTGCGCGGCCAGGCCGGCGACATGGCGGTGATGTCTGATCCCCAGGTCGATCCGGGCCGTTTTTACATGCTTCAGAGCGATACCTGGTGGATGCCCACGCTTGACGCCGTTCCCCACATGGACGACGCAGCGGGCATTTCCGCAAGCCGCGAGGCTACCAGCGACGGCATCGAGCTTCGGTGGCGTGCATGGTACAACTTGGTCTGCGATGCGCCGGGCCTCAACTTGACCGGTAGCTTCGGCTACTGATCAAACCTGACAGATGGGGCTCTCGGGAGTGTTTCTAGTCCTTTCACTCCTGAGGTAAGAATCCGAGAGGAAACCCCCATTTGTCAGCCTGGAGGCTAAATGGAAGCGCTTATGAGCGTTCTTGGAAAAGAGATTTCCAAGGGCAAGACCGACGAAAAGTATCCAACCCCCCCTGAAAAGCTCGAATCCGGCGAAGGCGAGAACGCAAGCGGAGAACTGATGAACCCGGCTTTTGAAGCTGGCGCTCAGCAGGTTATGGAAGCTGTGCAATCTGGCGATTCTGCCGCTTTTGCTGATGCACTGAAAGCCTGCATCGAAATGGCGCTAGGATGACAAACCTTCTCGATCTACGGACACGTTTCTTTAATCGCTTTGACGAGGGACAACAGAATTATGTGTCCGTAGACGAGGCGAATTCTCTTCTTAATGAAGGTGCGGCGCATTTACACAATTGGATTGTAAACGCGGCCGAGTTTTACATTTGGAAGGAATACCTTATTCCGCTCGTTGCGGGCCAGATGGACTACGACCTGCCCCCGGACTTTATGAAAGTCCTAAAGGTCTTCAGTTTGGGCAATGCGGTGCCGCCGTACAGTTACGCCCCGATGGACCGGATTATGCCTGAGGAGTTTAGAGGCTCCATGACGGGCTTTGCCGGCACATATGCGGCATGTTTGGGCCGCGTCTATAAATACATGGTGATGGGCAATAAGCTTCGGTTTATTCCTATTCCAAGCCAGACGCAGATTGGCGCCTCTTTGTGGTATGCGCCGTCCTATACGGCGATGGCGCTTGATACTGACGTTCCTGACATTTGTTTGGCTCCCGGCTGGGAAGAGTTCGTTGTCAATCAAGCTGTGATCGCCGCCCGAATCAAAGAAGAATCCGATACACAGCAGCTAGAGCGCAGGCAGGCCCAAATCATGCAGTTGATCGAGCAATCGCTCGTTAACCGGGATATGGGCAGGCACCAACACGTTGTAGACGTTGACGATGGATTCTAAAAATGGACAAAAAAGTAAAAAGAATCCGGCCAAAGGATTATGAGCTGTCAACGGTTCAGGACAACCTAGCAAACGCTGTCGATCAGCTTTTAGGCTCCAGTACCCCTTCTAGTCAAACCGGCCCGCTTGTCTTATCTCCTTCGCTAAAAAATGTTGCAGGCCCAGGTACAGCACTTGTGCTAGACCAGCCCGGCTTGACCGTTAACGGCAATCCGACCGATTCTACCGGTAATGCCGTAGTTCTCGGCAATCCCGCAACCGAGACAACTCCGCAGTATCCTGCGGCGGTTAAGCTTTATGGCAGTATTTCTGCAACGGGTCCGATCGTTACGGATAGCGTAATTGCAGGCAATTCCGTCCAGGCCCTGACTGTTAACAGTTCGGCAGGATTTAAGGCGCCCCTCGCCGTTGGCAGCTTTTACAGCACGGCTCCTGTAGCGGGCGCTTTTACCCCAACGGCGATCTTTCTCGTTAATCAGGCAAACGTCACAAACTTCATCTATTTCAACTATAGGTGGCAGTATCCGGGAAGCATCGTAGGCGTGTCGTGTAACAAGTTTGGCCCAAACAACGGCAGCATCACGCTACGCATCCTTAAGAACGGGGCCGTCAATTCTGATATCGGAATGGGCGTGCTCGCGGATGGCGCAACGTATTGGGCGGCCTACCCCAAATCGGCTCAATTCGCAGCAGGCGACACCATGACCGTGCAAGTCGCTACAAGCGGAACAGGCGTCCTAGCTGTACAGCCCTACCTCACTTTAGAAATGAGCGCATAACATGGCCAGGAACACAGACCTTCCCGTTAACAAAACTTTCGTCAAAGTTAACCTGACGGGCGGACTCAACGCGAAGCAAGATCCGCACCAGCTTGCGAACGGGCAGCTTAAAACGGCCGATAACGTTATTTTCGGTGCCGTAGAGGGCCAGGTCACCAAACGGTACGGATGCGAGTCAATTAATCCTCAGGGCGCTCCTTTGCAGGGCGGACCCTTCAAATCGATCGGCGTGCGAGACAATATCGAACCGCTCGTTTTAGGCGCAAACACCCTAAACAGGTACAACGTCGAGCGCAACCTAAGCACGTCTATCCCCACGCCAACACAGGGCCGTCTAGACGTTTCACAGGTTGCGGGCTCTTCAGGGCAAACCCAATACCCTTGGCCTCCCTCTGATCCTTCATGCGCAACGGACGGAACTCAATACACGTGCGTCGTTTGGCAGGAGCCGAATACGATAGGCGCTTTATGCTTTTATGGCGTACAGGATCTATCTTCGGGAAATTGGATTATTCTCCCTACGCCGATCCCAAAGAACACTTCTATCGGCGGGGCCAATACGTACATAGGGCAGCACTCTCCTACCGTTAAGTATTATAACGGCGGGTTCTACATTTTTTATCTTGTAGTAACAAAAGATGCGTCGCTTAACTATTATACGCAATTGGGGTACGGCGTGCTCCCGTTGACGAACTTGGCCGGGGGTTTCACGGTTTCCTCTACGGCGAGCATTTTCACCGGACAGACTACAAGCGAGATAGTGACCATCTCGCCCAATCCGTACGGATATGATGTCCATATCGCGAACGGCAAATTTATTAGCTGTGTTGGGCCGTCCTTGGCTGACAAGCAGACCTTCAGCGTATGTATGGGAACCGTGGCTTCTGACGGCAGCCTCAGCATTGCGCAGGTTAAGACTTTTGTTACCAGCTTTCCGCTCGCTTGGCAGAGATGCGCCGTTCGATGCGATGGACCCGCCGCAACACCTTATCTGATCGCTACAAGCGGCTGTCTCATTTATTACACAGCATCCTTCGTGATGACGAAAAACGAGCTATACGGCGGAAGCGCCCAACCTTTGCCGGTCGACTGCAAATGGCTCCCGGATGGAACGGCTCTATGGCTTGGTACTGTTGCTCGTGTTGGGCTGCAAACACTAGTGACGCGCCTAACACCAGCTACGGGCGTAACTCAGGAGCTACAGTACCCATCGCCTGTTACCACGGAAGTTTCGCAGATTCTAAGCCGGCTGTTTACAATCGGGCAAAACAGCAAGATTTATGCGTGGACGGGCGCAGGGGCTCCTTCTAGCGATGCGGTGTATAACAGCGCATACCTTGCGGAATTCGATTTCACCACGAACAGCGTCGCTACGGTCTGTCGCACTCTGTATATGAAAAACCCTCACATAACAAACGGCGATATGATGGTGCCGTGTGACGTAGTGAGAATCGGCAGTACGTCTAAATACGTGACGTTTATCTCTTCGGCGCTTGAGAAGACGAACAACAATTATCACACATACGGCGCCCTAAACCGTATCGTATTTGATTTCAACCCTTCACGCTCGACACAGCTATTATCGCTACCGACCGGAGGCACCCTAGGTGCGGGCGCATATCCCTTCTTTTACGATGGGGTCTCAGTAAGCGAGGCAGGTTTCAGTAATCCGCCCTCAGCGGACGCCGCGCAAAGTTCCCAAACATATACGGGGATTTACAGGCCCGCGATCAGATCGGCCGCTTCCGGTCTTGTGGGCGGCACTAGCGCCGTAACAGCGTCCGGGTACATTGAATACTATTATGTGATTTGCTTCGTCCGGCGCGATTCCTACGGCAATGTGTACCGAAGTGCCCCGTCGCCAGTTATTACGGCTCCTTGCCCTAATGCTTTCAACAAGGTGGACTTTCCGGCGTATAACTACAACGGCGGCGGAAACGTGATGATCGAGTATTATCGCTCGACACAAAACGTAACGGGGTCTCATTACTTTATCGGGCAGGCAGCGAACGGACAGTCCTTTTCGGATCAAACAGGCGATGGCAACACAGCCGTCAAGGGCAACACGTCTATCACGAAAAACCGGCTCGTTTACACGGACGCTAATGAACTGCCGAATGATCCGCCTCCTGCAATACACCACGCTACTGTGGGCGAATCGCGGGTATTCTTAATTCCCTCAGATGCGCGCAATACGGTGTGGTTTTCCAAAAGGTTTAGCTCAGGCCGCACAGTAGAGTTCTCGGCCAATAACGTCGTTTCTGAAGGAAGCAACACAGGGCTCTTCACAGCGGTTGCTGTCTTAGACGCAAACGTTATTGTCTTCAAAGAGGACCGGATTGTTTATCTCTACGGCGATGGCCCGGATAACAAAGGCGACGGCAGTTACAACAATTTCCAGCAGATCACCAGCGATGTCGGCTGTATTGATCCTGCGTCAGTTGTGACCGTTCCTGACGGAATTCTGTTTCGCTCGAGACGCGGCATAGAAATGATAAATCGCAGCTTACAGGTCACTTACATCGGTTCACCCATTGAGCCGATTCTAAAGACCTTGGGGCCCATGTCCTCTTCTGTGGTCGTGCCGGAGTATTCTCAGGTTCGCTTCGTGCCGCAGACAGCAGGCAAGCCTGTTCTCGTTTTCGATTATAAGCGCGGAGTTTGGTCTACCTTCTCGAATATGGCGGCAGTGAGCGCCAGGTCGATTCTAGGCGCATATTGGTGGATTGCGGCCGATGGCTCCAAAGTCTACCGAGAGGTACCAGACCTCTACACAGACGATGGTGCGCCCATTGTGCTCACTTTGGAGACACCTGAGATACCTGTAGGTTTAGGAGGCGTCCAGGGTTGGGGAAGGGCTTATCGGATGGCTCTCTTAGGAGACTATTATTCGGAGCATATCCTTAACATTTCCTTCGCCTACGATCATGCGGCGGATTATACCGATGCGGTCCAATTCGACACGCAAACGGGACTTATTCCCGGGGACGAGGTTTATCAGTTTAGGTGTTCGCGGTTGCCCAGATCGGTGATGCAGACCCTTCGGATAAAGATCACAGAATCTGGAACAGTAGGTCAGTCTTGTGCTATTTCTTCTATAGCACTCGAGGTTGGCTCCAAAAACGGGTTGGCTAAACTCGCCGCCCAGAAAACGGTTTAATCATGGCTTCTACAGGCGACGCAATTCTGGGTTCGGCAGGCTTACTTGGCACATGGGATTCGAGAGGAGCCGCAGCGGCAGCGGAAGGCCAGGCCCGCAATAATCAGCAGGCTCTGCAAAACTGGACCGATATGCAGGGGTACCTAGGCGGTTACTCTAGCTCCCTAGCTAACACCGATTATATGCGGCAGGCCCAAAATCAGTACCAATACCAACAGGCCAACTACGAGGATCAACAGCACGCGGCGGGTATGCTTTACAATCAAGCGACTGGTGCGGCGCCGTCTATGGCTGACTTGCAAATGCAGGCGGGTTTGGGCCAGGCGAACAACGCCGTCCAATCGGCTATGCTTTCGCAGCAAGGTGGTGTTGCCCCCGGTTTGAGCCAGCGCAACATGCTAAATGCCCAGGCGGCTCAAAACGCCGGAATTGTATCCACAGGGCAAGCGAACCGCGCAAACGAACTTTCAACGGCTCAGGTCAATTATGGCAACCTTTTGGGCAACATGGGCCAAACCGCTGCCGGCATGACAAATCAGCAGCAAGCCTTTGGAACCCAGCAGTATAACCAGGGCATCACAAACCTCGGATACCAGACAAACGCGAACAATGCTGTGCAAGCGAACAACACTGCCAATAACACCACGAATTATGCGGCTCAGATGGATAACGTCCGAGGCGCGTCTGGAGCGAACGGAGCCCAATTTGAAGCTATGGGGAATTTAATTGCCGCGGGAGCCGGGGCTTTGGCAAACGGCTATAGCTTGAGCCCGAACGCGGTACAGAACCGAAGGTGAGGTAAAACATGAACCCGTACCAAACACAGTATTCTCAAGGGCTTGTACCGGCAATTCAGCAAATGCAGCCTATGCAGCAGGCGCAGCAGTTGGGTGCGCCTAACGCACCTAACGCCGGACAGGATGCCTATTTGTCTGCTTTGCAGGCTCAGATCAAAGCGACCCAACAGGCCCAAGCTGAAAGCATGGAGGACTATCAGGATCGCATGGCCCAAAGTAAGAAAAAAGAGGGCGGCGGCGGCTTTTGGGGAGCATTGGGCGGGATCATTGCAAAAGCAGCTCCTATCGTATTGGCGGCACTATGACACCAGAAATCATCCGATCCGTCGCTCAGGCCCTTTTGTCTTCACCCCAACCGCAACGGACAGTTTCGCCGTTTCAGCCTGAAATGCAGGCTGCTCGAGCAGCGGTAGACAATATGCCGCTAAGTAACGAAACTGCCGCCGCACAGCGCCCGTTGGTGGCTCAAGCCCAAAGCCAAGAGATAATCAAGGCAGAGGCTCAACGGCAGCTTGCGGCCCAAAACGCACAAGCAGCCCCGGCACCGGCACCAGGCCAACCTGTAGCTGCCGCGGCACAACCGGCAGTTCCTGAGGATCTTACGACTCCGATCCCTATGTCGGAAGATGATACGCCTTTGGGTCCGGATGGTCTTCCTCTCACTCCTGAGGTGTTAATCCAACAGGCTAAGGAAAAGCGGGATTCTGACCTAAAAGAAAGTTCCACCATCGCAGGGATGCAGCGCAAGGCAGCGGCCGATACCATCGCTGTCGATCGCGATATCCAAAAAGCTTCGCAACCGGCTGAAGATGTCCTGCATAACCGGATTGAAAAGAACTACAACGACCTGCAAGGTGCGGCTGTAGAGGTAGACGAACACGCAAAAGCGGCGATCGCGGATTATCAGCAGGTCCAGGTCGAAATGAAAAAACACGCCTTGTCTCAGCCTCAAGACATTTGGGGTCAGTCCGGCGTGAACAAGATGATGGGTACCGCAGCGATCTTTTTCGGCGGTTATGGTGTAAACGGCAGGCACGCTAACCATAACCTCGAAATGATCAACAGCATGGCCGATCGTGCCGTTGCGGCGCAAAAGGAAAGATTCGAGCAGCTAAAGGCTGTGGGCGAGGGAGACCGGACGCTTTACGGAATGTTGCAGCAACGGTTGCAAAATGCCCAAGCTGTCAGCGGCACCCTAAAAAACATGGCGCTCGAATCTTACACAGGTACGCTGCGATCTATTGCAAATCAGTATGCCGATCCGAAATGGAAGGCGGCCGTTGAAACGCAAGCGGCGAAGATCAGAGAAGAGCAAAACGCTCGCGACGTTCCTATCGGCCAAAGCTACATCAACAACAGTCAAAACGCTTTGAAGCTGCTTGGGCACCAAAAGGCTCTAGAGGTCGCACAGGTCGCACTTAAGCAAAAGCAGGATCAAAAGCAGCTAGAGAACGGCATTGCCGGTTACAAGGGCTATATGGGCAATAAGTCCGAACACGCCAAAGTTGCCGAGATGGTGTCTGGTGGTCGCACAATGATCGCGGCAGCCAATCATATGGCCAATGCTCTAAACTCCCCAATGACGGTCGCTAAGTACCGCCAGCTTATTACTGAGTATGCGCTCCAGTTCTCAGGCGCACGTAAATTCCTTCAGACCGGTACGCGAATTGAAGAAGGTGAGCAGAAGATCATCGATGCGCTCAACTTGCTCCCGTCTGAAGCAACGATGGCATCTTTGAGCCAGGAAGACATTTCCGGAATTAGAGCCAAGCTAGATGCTATTCGCTTCTTAATCAGAGAAGGCATGGATATCAACGTTGATACCTATGCGCCGGGTACAATGGTGCCGGACGAGAACGATCCAATAACCGGTCCTTGGGGCCCGTCACGCAATCCTTTGATTGGTGACCAAGAAACCGCCGCATTGACGGCTAAGGGCGCGAATCCGGCAGCTAAGGGACAATTTGCACTTGACGCCCTTCCTAACGCTGACGGCACAGGAAACGCTCCCCCCGCCGTTGTGAAGGCCCCGGATGAAAGGTTTGCAGGATGAGCCAAACTGACGGCACCGCTGACAATGGAGCGCCCTCCTTCTCTACCTACGGTATCAAAGATACCGATAAGGTAGTGGTCTATGATCCGAAAAGCGAAGGGCTTAAGCTGGCCTCAGGCGCGCAAGCAAAAATGTTTGCAGCCCAAGGTTATAAGATTGGGCCTGAAGCAGAGTACGAAGCTACAAAAAACGACCCTTTGACCAAAGTCGGTACGTTTCTCTCTCATGCGGGAAACATGGGCAGCTTCGGTCTTTTGAATACCGGGCTTGCCGCTGCCGGAAGGCGCGAGGATTTACTAAATATACAGGAAGGATCTCAGGCCAATAAAGGCACAGCCCTAGTTGGAGATCTAACCGGTATCGGCGCTTCTATGATCGGCGGCGGTTTAGCTGGCGCAGTAGAAGCAAAGGCGGGGCAGTACCTAGGCGGCACAGCTTTAGGGAAAGCGGCGCAATCGGCAGTTGGCACCGGAAAGTTAGCGAATCTCGGAAAAGCAGCCCTTCGCAACAGTGCGCAAGGGATCGGCGCCGCAGCGTCAATGGGTGTATCGAATCAGCTTACCGAAGATTCGATCATGAAGCATCCGATTACAGCGGAGCGTCTAGCCCAGTCCGCTTTTTCTGAGATCCTTTGGAACGTGGGCTTTAACAACGCCACGCACGGAGCCATCGCTATCCCCAAGGTTCTCCGTTCTCTCGGCGGCGACCTTATCGACGGGCTTGAGAAGATAAAGCTGTTTAAGCGCAAACAGATACCCGTACCCGCTGCGCCGCAAGACGGTCCACAAGTTGCCGGATGGACAACAAAGGTTAAACGGGTCAGCCAAGACGTAGAAACGACCGATACGACGGCGAGAGCCTTCGAGCGCGAGCTAAAGGACACAAAGGGCAAAACAAACACATACGACCATGAACTTAAGAAAACCGGTACTGTTGTCACCGATGACGATATGGTGAAGAACAAGACCAGTACCAGGGTAACGACCAGCCGGCCCAAAATCACCAAGACCGAAGAAGCTGTGGCTGCGGAAGCCGCGAACCTTGAGCCGATCAATACCAAGGCGGCTCAAGATCCTAAGCATTATTTTGAATGGGAGGATGAAACTCCTGATGATAAGCGGAAGATCCTACGCGCGGCGATCAAGCATAAACTTGAAAAAGTCGACGGCCACATGGATATGTGGGACGAGCTATATAAAAACGAAACCAAGATCTTAGACGCAAAAAAGCAGATTAAAGTAGGTAAGAACGTAGAATTGAACGAGGAGCTTGTCCGGTCGTTGCAAAACGAAAAGGAGGCTGCAAAGGATCTTCTCTCCGAAGCGCATCCTACGATAATGGACGGGGAAATGCCGTCGCCAGGCTTCCGTGAGCTAAACGACGAGTATGCGCGCACTTATGGCAACACCCCCCTCAATGACCTAAAGATGCCCGGTTTCGGCGCAAAGGTTCCCCCTGTAAAAGCCGCTAAGGCAAAACCCGTTAAAGGCAGGAGCAGCGAAAGCACAACAACCGGCAAGGAAACCGTAAACAAAGACAAAACGGTACAATCGGATTCTTTGCTCACAGAGAACAGCCAACGTGTACAAGATGAAGAACGTAAACTTACTGACGTTATAGTCGATGACGTTAAAAAGACTCGCGCCGTAAAAGGCGACACATATACAGACGAATTTGCAGTTCGCTGGAAACCGCCAAAACTGCCGAAACAGTACACGGATGGCGATATTCTTTCGCCGTTCGGCTATAGTCTACCTACAGCTATTGGCACCCTGAGCCACCTTGCAGGACCGTTGGCTCCGGTAGGCTATGCCGTTTCTAGCGGAATGCTAGGAGCCAATGCCGTTGCCACCTTGGCCAATCATCGCAACTTTATCGGACCCCATTTTGAGAGATTAGGCACAGCGTTGGTGAAGGGCATTGCCTACCCTGTTGAGCTAGGGGCTCGCACATACCGCCAGCAAAACAAAAAATCCGTTGTACCGGCAAGCTATGATACGGCTCACTACCATACAGCGACACAGGCAATTAACTATGCAGCTACGAATCACGAGGCAGTCCAGGCAGCTATAGAGCGAAAGTATCCTAACGTCGCTAAAGAGCACCCTGAGACGATCGCGCAGGTTACGGCCACGGTTATGAAAGCCGTCCATGCCCTAGATCAACAGACGCCTAAAAAGCCCTTTGATCCTACACTACAGGAGCAATCCTTTGCCCCGCCTAGGGCGCAACAGGTTAAGTTTATGCGCATGTGGCGTCTAGTCTCTAACCCTGACGAGGCGTTAGGCGGCACCGATCCGCAAACAGCCGAAATGCTCAAAACTGTGTTTCCCGCCTGGCATGAGCAAGCGGCGCAGGAATTGACCCATAAGGTGCAAACCTCTAAGAAACGTGTGCGTGGGCGCCTTGCTCGCCAAGTTAGCACTTTTACCAATACTCACGTCCGCTCCACGGACGACCCTAAGGCGCTCAAAAGGCTTCAGGAGACAGCAGGGCCAGCCCCTAGGCCACAACAGGGCCAACAGGGTCAGCCAGGCCAGGGCGGCCCAAAATCGACAGGCGGAGGAAAGTCCGCTAAAATCTCAAATCAGGCAGCAACTCGAGATGCGACCAACATTCAACAACGTCAGCTAGGGGGCTAAATGTCTCGTGTAATTACATATAATCCGGATGGCAGTATTGCCTCAGTTACCGATACAGAAGCCTCGACTGGCGGCGGATCGGGCGATACGGGCGGCGGCTCCACAGGACCGTCAAACGGCGCAACCGGCACCATTGCGGCCAGCAGCATCACCAACAGCGGGAGTACGAACTTGACCGGGAATCTGACCGTTGGGGGTACATCCAATCTAACGAAGGCGGCGACCCTTACCGGGCTGACAAACAACGGAACGTCCGCTCTCAAAGGGAATACCTCCGTAACGGGAACATTTGGCGTAACAGACACTACGACGCTCGGCACCACAAACGTAGGCGCATTGACGGCCACCGGAGTTACAACCCTAAGCAGCGGTTGCGCCGTTATAGGTGACCTTGGAGCATCCGGGCAGCTAACCGGCGCTTCTCTGACTACGAGCGCAAACGCTCTTGTCGGCGGCGATTTAACAGTTACCGGCCCTTCTAACGTTGCGGCCGTAAATGCGTCCGGTCTTGTAACAGCGGCGAATCTTAAGCTTAACAGCGGCGGCGCTCTTACTTTCCCGGATGGCACGACACAAGCGACAGCATCGACTGGTGGTGGCGGCGGCGCGCAGAGCAATACATTCGCAACCGGTATCAATATCACTGGCGGCGCAGTTACTTACCCGGACGGCTCAACCCAGGCTTCGGCTCCCGTTAATATGCTAACGAGCCAATCCGCGGGATTCGGCCCGGCTGTTATTAGCACGACCACGGTAGACGTCGCGGGCGTATATTGCACAATTCCCGGAGCCCCAGGCGTAATCGCTCAGTTTGTGCCCACGTACAGCACAAGCTTAATGGGTATGTCGTTCATAAATAATAATGCCACAGCCCTTACTCTTAGATTGGCTGACCAAACGACAAGTAGCTGGGTTTATACCGTAAACCTTCCGGCGAGCACCGCGAGCTATTTCGGGCCGTTTACGGTTAATCAGTACCCGATGCCTGCCGGACACAATTTTAGGTGGAACGTAAGCGCAAATAATACAAGCGTCTCGAATCTCTACCTTCAGCCGATGTATCTGGCTCCTGCCGCTTCGCCCTCGTATAACGTTTCCAGTCTGGCGACGGGAGGACTGACTAATGTTGCATTTTCAGGCACTGCTGTCCCCGTTAACGTTATGGGCACAAGCTCCGGTATGTCTTGGAAGTTGCCGAAAGCGGGGAGCCTTTACAGTTTCACCGTCAATAATCAACACACCAACGCATTGACGGTTGCCTTGAGTGTTACCGGCGTAGGTAAACCTATCACTGTTTCCGCTCCAGCAAACGCCGTCACTACATTCGGCCCGTACGCCGCTGGTACCTATAATATACCGGCGACTGTTCAGACATACTGGGTTGTGTCCGGATCTGGAACAGGTTCAGTTTACATCGATACCCAGATCCTCTTCTCGATCGCCTAACAAAAAGGAGATTCTTATGAGTTCTTTGAACTGTGACACTTTCGTTCCCAATCATATCAGTTCGGCCGTAAATGACGGTGACACGCTCACCGGCGCAGATGTTACGCTTAATGGCGCGATGGCGATAAGTATCCAATGTACGTGCACGGACGGCGCATCGGGTACCCTGTACGTTGACGGCACGAATCAGAAACAAGCGGTCGCTTACTATATAACGGTGTCGAATCTTCCTGTGGGCGCAGATCAGACCATCTTGGCCACTAGCAGCCTAGGGGACGATCTTACCTCGATGCACGTCATGCGATGTAGGTTTGTGGCGTCCAGCGCCGGACACGTCCAGGTCTCAATAAACGTACGTCTTACCACGAATTAGTTGCGGGCTCAGCAATAGCGGGCACACTTAGAGAAACGGGGTCACACAGGCCCCCTTTCTTAAATAGGATTTTGTGTGCTCAAGTTTTGGCTTTGGCTCAAAAGTTTCTTTGTTAGTGCGCAACCCGTTTTGGCCGGCGTGGCAAATGTAGTCGAATGTGTCACGGAGGCTTCCAAATCGAACGCAAAGTAACAAACGGCATAGTCCTACATCGGGCTGAGGTTTGGACCGGGACGGACTATCACTTCCTGATTATGAAGAACGGCGCCATTGTGCCGTTATTGCCGATGGAGGAAAAAGGAGCACACGCAGTAGAATATAATGGCACGACCGTAGCGATCGCCGTTTTCGGAGATTTTGCCGCGCTCGAGCCGGGACAAAATAATGCGCCGACCACGCAGCAATTGGCGAGTTGCGTGCTTTTGATGCAACTGATCAATGCTCGCTATGGTGGCAAGTTGTGGGCATGTGGGCACAGTCAGCTAGGTTTGAAGGGAACTACGGTTCCTCTCAAGCTTACTTACGGGCATACCTGTCCAGGCGAAAACTTCCCTCTTACGGATGTGATCGCTGAAAGCGGATTAATAGCGCTGTATAAATAGGATGTGAAAAAGGGGCTCATGGCCCCTTTTTTATTTTCAATGGATCAGCATGTCCAGTTGGGCATGGACGTCCTCTAGAAGCCGCTTCATAGTCGCCGGGTCTATATCCGGCTTTTCGCCCTCAACCTTGAGAACCCTCAGGGTAATGCCCCCAAGCTTCTTAATGGCTTCCTCCAGGGCAGCATAGGCTGTCTGTACCAAAGCCTGCGTCTCCGGGGGCAGAGCCGCCACAGAGGCATTAAGAACCGGTTGGCCCTGATCGAAGACGGAATCCGTAAAGTCTTCTAAAGCGACCGCTACAGGACCGTTCGGGTCTCCAATGGTACCGGGCGCCCCATTGTTGCCACAGGCAGCAAGAGAGGCAAAGCTGAGAAAAAGGATGGTCTTCATGTTTTCTCCGTCTGAAAGGGAAAGTCCTTCATGGTCCCCCAATTGTACCCCCAAGCGGGTTCGGCCACAAATCGCGCAGTTAGGCCGTAAATGTCAACGGGGCTTGTCATAGCGTCCACCAGCTTCTGCGCCGTTTCTTCCACCCATTCAGGCTTTGTCTGCATAACGAAGCAATCGTGCACTTGAGCCCGGATCTGCTCGCCCTGGTCCCATCGGCAGTTTTTATACAGTTCGATGATCGCCAGGTTCGCCAGGTCGCCGCCAGTAATTTGGCACTGAGAATTAAGAGCCTGATTATAACCGCGCATACTAGCAGGTAGGTACAAACGGCGGCCAAGCAAAGGAGTATCCACAAAGCCCTTAGAATCGACATTTTCCTTCGTCCTCTTCTGCCAGCTAGGAAACTCCGAATGATGGTCGAAATAAGCTTTGCGCATACGTTTGCACATTGGCTCAGTTATGCCGGGGATAAACCCTTTCATAGTCTTATGGACTTGGGCTACATGGTCGCTGGCATTATATGCGAAACCGAAGGCCAGCTTGGAAACATTGCGATAAACTTTGTGCGTCTTCTTTGTGGCGTCTTTAGGTACAACCTTCTCCCCAAACATAACCCGGGCGTTATACATATGGAGATCGCCACCAGTCTCAATTTGACGGACAAGGCGTTGAGCCCCTGCGATGTAGGTTTGCAGATACAATTCCAGCGCAGCCCAGTCTGCGTCCACAAGAATGAAACCCTCGTCCGGAATGAGGCAATCCTTCATACTCGCTGCAATAACCTCAGGGCCGTCACCGAAGTCGAACTTTGTCATTTTTGCCGGGAGTTGCTGAATGTTCGGGCCTGAGCAAGACCAGCGCGAACCCTTCGTGCCTGTAACATTATAAGTAGGATGTATCCTGCCTCCGCTTGCAAGGTAGTCGTTGCAAAATCCGATGGTCTTACCGGCTTTGCGGAATCCGTATAAAGCAGCGGCGCTACGAACAATGCGTTCGTCTTCGAATTCGGAGGCATAAGCCAATAAGGCAGCGGCATCGAGCTTGGGCTTTTTAGTTTTGCGATCGACGGAGATAACCGGGCAGCCGAGCGTTTTCCAAAAGTATTCCTTAATTGAGACAAGTTGCCCGTCTTTCCCCAAATCTGAAATTCCCGAGAGGTCTTGAAATATGGATCCAAGTCTTCGTTGCCTTTCCTGTGCGGCGGCTTTGTGCTCTTTGAGCCGGTCCATGTCCACTTTCCAACCGGACTGCTGCATCCTCACAGCAATGCGGGATAGCTCCATATATTGATCGTACTGGCGTTTGCCGTGGGGGACGGGAAATTCCAGCTTCAGTTTCATTTAATCACCCTTAGCCCTATCCGGCACTTTTTGCACCAGCGCACGGTTTCGTAAGGAGTATCATCGACGACCACCCAATCGTGCTCACACTTCATTCGAGGGCCATTCCTTCAGATTGTAGTTGTCTATGATATAGTCGTGAGGCACGACCAAACCGCAAGATTCGCAAACCTCATGGTCTGTGAACTCGTCCGTACGGAATTGATGATCACAGGCAAACCGCTTGGAGATCACTACTCCTTTAGGACTAAAGTCGAACTCCAGCTGATCACTCTTTTTCATGCTTTTCCACCAACGTGAGGATTAGAAAGACTAGATGATACAGAGCGAACCCGCCGGCAAAAACAATAACAAAGTTGTTCATCCGAGCTTCCCCTTTAGACTTTGATATAATTGGTAAGTTGCGTAAGAATCCCGGCAGTTGTAGGTTCTCATGTCGATGGGGCATCCAAGCCACTTATCCTCGCCGGCGCCGACTTTCGGCGGCTTAAAGAAACATTTCCACGGTTCGACGCAAAACTCCGTTGCACAGGCCATCTGTAAACCGTGGCGATACTGAGGATAAACGACTCTGTGCATGAGCAAGGTGTCGTGTGCGAAGTTTCCGACTGTAATGTCCCGTTTGGCGAGCATGAACGTGTCGTAGGCTCCGTTATGGAAAATCTTCGGCTGATCGCTTTCAAGCAGATTAATAGCTGTTTCTTTAATGACTGGCCCAAGGGGGTATTCTGTGAGATCGGGCTCGATTTCTCCGAAAGATCCCGCGATGGGATATCGGTCCCAAGGGACGCTGACCGTCCCCTTTTCGTTGGAAAATCCGATCGCCGTAATAAGGGTTCCGGCAACGTTAGATTCGATATCGACCGCGACAGGGGCTGAAACATCGGATCGGATACGTCGCAGGATATCGAGGGCCGTTTCGTCAGGGGTGATGCAAGTGTCCGGCCAGGGCATGGGCTCGAGTTTTCCCCCTGCAACGGCGTGGGCCTGCTGAACCCACCTACAGAGGAGCCAATCATAAACATACTCATAATTCACCGGGTTGAGAATTGGGGCCCGATATAGGCCATCTTCCTTCCAGACCGTGCCCGCCCATTTATAGGGCGAGCCGCCACGTCCGTACATATTCCAGGCGGAATGGGCCTGTCTTACTCCAGGTGTAGCGGGAGTCTGAACAAGGACGACCGCTCTAGTTTGATGCTCTTTTAGGGTTTTATCAATTTCAGCTTTTTGCTGACGGACCTCGGCCATAGTGAAGGGATCGGTGCCAACGTCACGAAGGGCGACACGTAGGGTTTTCTTCCACTCCCTCTTACCTAGCGCCCGATTGCCCAATCCCCAAACATCTAGCACACCGTCAAGTTCCTGACAGTTTTTGGTGCGGCTATCCACAATGACTGCCAAACCGTTGACGCCCTCACCAGCGTGAAATGCCATTAAACTACATGCCTCCAGGTTTGGCCGCTCAAGACCTTTTTGACGCACTCCTCTTTTACTTTTAGGTGCGCGCCTATCTCTTTGGCCGTAAAGCCCAAGGGACGGTAGAGTTCTCGGATCTGCCGCACTTTGCTAGGGGTGAGCAGAGCGTTGGTGATTTTAGAGTTGCCGCCCATAACCTCGGCTCGGCGCCGGATGGCCTCTTCCTCCGAATTTTTGAACCTCTCCGAGTTAGCCCGCCTAGCCGCAAAAACACACTCCCGGTTGCAATACTTACGGATAAAGAATTGTTTGACGCTTTCGCCACAATTCCGACTTAGTTCGGTTTTGCAATGAGCGCAAGTTCGCATAGATATTCCTTGGAAGGTTGGGAAGGGGGCAGTTTGGAAACGTGCCCAGGTTTTAGGTTTAGTTTAGCTGCCCAAGGCTACTTTACGGTCGTAGCATACATCGCCCTCTTCAGGGGCCTTGGCACTTATACGGGAGATATTGACATACTTGCCGGACTTGTCCTCTTGCAGCGTGGCAAAGAAATGCCGGTCAATGAAGGGTTCTAGCACAGCGTCGTCGCCCTGCTCGATCCAGGTACGGGCGCAGTCCTTTGCCATCTCGCCCACCTTTTTGTTGGCCTCAACGATAGCGGGCTCGATCTCGTCTTTATCAAGCTGGCGCCCATCTTTGAAGTAAAGCTTCCGGCCTGTGATCTCGTCCTTCTCCTGGCGATCATAGGGAGCAAACTCGGGAAACAGCGGGCGGATCTGATTGAGCCACATACCCTTGGCATAGGTAGGGCTGCTGTTTTCGCCCACGCTGACAGGCAATGCCAGGAAAATGCTCTTCCTAAACATAGACGTGCCTTCACCGTCCAGCGCATGATTGTCGAGGATCACGGTCAAATGGCCCTGACCGTGCTGTTTGATCTTTGCGCCGGCAATCTTGAACTCATAGGTCAAACCGGGCTTACCGTCACGGCGCTGCGGCTTGTAGTCATCCTGCGAATAATCAAGGGTAAGGTCGTCAAGGGTAAAAGAAGTTGCGCTCATGTTTTCTCCGTTAGATTCCGTAAATGGTCTGAATGTGGGGACGAAGGTAGGGGTCTTGATTTCCCTTCAAATCCCAGCGTCCACCAGCGGCGTAGTCCGCGCTCGGGCTAGATGTAAAAAGATACTTCAGTTCCTTAACACCAGCTCGAATTGTTTTTTCTTCTGCAAACGTCACTAACACTCCGTCTGTGAGACGCGCCCACCTTCCGGCAGCCTTGGGCCTCATGGCCGGAATGAAGGCAGACGATACGCCAGCCACAGACATCGCTTCAACTTTGTCGTGCGTTTTTTCTGCGGCTTTCCGCATTTTTTCTGCTGCGGGTGTATTTCCCCCCTCCTCGCCAAAAGGCTGATTAACGTTGAGATGCACGAGACCAATGAAATTCATTCCCGTCTCGCGCAATTTGTCGAAGAGCATGTCGTGGGCATCATTGACCCGGCCATACGCTTTAATACGGTCCATGTCTTTTTCGTAGTCCGGGAGGATAACGATGTCACGCAGGAGCATTGATTCGAAAGCGGATAAAGTGTCGACGACAATAGTCGTACAGCCATTTGCCTTGTATTGCTCCATTGCTCCGGGCAACCCCTTGATTGCAGGCGCAATGTCTCTGTACGTGAGGCCGGCCCCTGACCAGTCCAAAAAGTTAGGTACACGGATGCCTCGCCTTTGTGCATATAGCAGGCAATTCTCTTCAAACCCGATCCATACAAGGTCATTGAGGTCTTTTGGCTTCTTTGCATCCCACTCCTTTTGTGGCGGGCAATCCTTGCTCGCGGTGAGGGCCAGGGTAGTTTTGCCCGTCTTGGGCGCTCCGTCAATTCGGATCGAAAAACGCGGCGGTTTCTCCGCAACCTTTTTCGGAGACAAAAGCTGTTCTAACATGCTCATTTCCAAAAGCCTACTTTCTCTTTCGGTATCGGATCTAGGTCAACTTCTTCCACATCCCACACTCTGCCGTCAATCGAGCCACCACGGCTCGAAACGTAAGCTTCCAGCTTTTCGTGTGTCGAAAAGACAGAATGCGGAAAGGGCTCCCCTGTGATCATTTCCATCAACATCCAAACGGTTTTCATTAATACCTTCCACAGAGCCCGCGGCTCAAAAAAGCACATTCTCGCCCACGGTCATAGCAAGCGAATGGGTTGGCCAGGTTCTCACGCAATTGCTTGTCCGCATTGATTAGGGCGGCTTTTACAATATGCGGGTCTTCGGCTCGAGGTCTTGCAAAAAACGTCTGTATAGACGATCCGTTCCGGCCTTCAGCCTCACGGCGCAAAACCTTGTGTTTGAGCAAAACGTCAAAGATCATACCCTGTATCGGCTCATTGAAGGCCAGAGAGAGCATGTGCATATAGGTGAGGCATTGCATCGAGGCGGTGTAGTTTGCCCTACCCCCCATCTCATCCTTACGTGCCCCTGCCGTTTTGTGATCTATGATGTAGATGCCAGGCCCGTTTAGCTCTATCCCCCGGTCTTCCTCTACCCGTCGCACATCGTCCTTTGACATATTAGTGACGAGATCAATTGCGCCGGTAGCTTCTATGTCCCCTAGCCAATCACGGATCGTTTCCGCGTGATTTGGCGTAACCGGCATTTTTAGCTCGACAGCCACAACAGCGCCGAAATAGTCAGCAGGGAAATTGCTGCGATGAAAATCAAAAAGACGAACAGCTTCTCCCCATTCGAGATCCTGTATGGGTTCCATGCTGATCGCTGTATTTTCGGCAACTTTGCCATTGTAGAAGCACTCCTTGAGAAAGTGATAATAAATGCCAGTATCGAGGGCTGTTGCGTCGCCTATGGTGTCAACGTTCGGATGCTCAGACATGAGCCTTCTTTTGCGCCCACACAATGCAGGCACAGTCCAGTAAGACATACCCCTTCCTGAGCCGCCTGTACGCTTTACCGTCTGATAGATCTGCAAAGGCTCACTCACCCTGTTTTCTCCTTTCTTCCACCATGTCTCTAATGATCGAGGTTACACAGTCAAGGTCTTCTTTGGTGCCCTTCAAGCCCCAAAGGATTAAGGCGCGGCAAACGTATCCGAATTGCCATTCAGTCATCGGCCGGCACTTCCGAGTCGGGATCGGTGAAATCCTCCCAATCCTCGTCATCGAAATCTATCCGGTCCTGTTCGCTGTCAGGCGGCGGAATATGAAACTTTTGAAAAGCACACGCACATACCTCGGGATCGCAACCGCAGACACATTTAATCATTGTCGTCGTCCTCGTCGTCTTCCGTAGGGGCCCAAAGATTTGAGCGTTTTTCTTGCGATTGCACCAACCGGTCTAGCTCGGCCTGAAACTGATCCTCTGTCATCTCGCGCTCAATAAAGACGTTCGCCGCAACCTCTGAGGTTTTCGATGCCTTTATGACGGAGTTGATCGAATCCATCCGTTCACGCAAAGTTGCCGCCCGTCCCTCATCGTTAGGGCCCACCACGAATTGCACTCGTGTAGGGGCCTGGCTCTTAGAATCCTGCCTAGCGAACCGGGCGATAAATTGCACGATCTCGTCAACAGCCGTGGTCCATTCAACGACCAGGGCGGTTTTTTGAAAACTGAGAGAGATACCCTCCTTGAGCGCATGGGTGGTCCCCACGATCAAAGAAGACGGCAGCTTCGCAGATGTTTGCAAAATGTCGTTTCGGGCAGGGGTAGAGATACTGCCGTCAATGTGAAAGGGCTCAACGCTTTTGTGTTTTGCACGGATCGCAGCGACAATATCCCGCGCCGTCTGTCGAAGGTGTGTGTAGATACCTATGTGGGCAGATTCGTCTTTTACGCTCTCGTACCAGTCCATGGCAGCTTTGACAGGATTGGGCGCTTGGTCGAAATACAGCGGCTCGACAAAAAGCGGCGGCAAAAACTCAGCGAAATCCTTTTGCACAATACGAAAGGAAATCTTTGAAAACTCCTCCTCAAGCTTTGAGCGCATGTCCTGCTTCAAACCGAAGAAACTCCGGCCGTGGCTGTTTTGCTCGGTCTCACAGTATTTCCAAAGAAAACTCCAAGCCTCGCTGCCCACCTCAGTACGCTCACCCCAAAGGTTCGGGAAGAAAATATCTACCGGGTTCCAAAGTTGTTTCGCTTCATTCGGAATCGGCGTGCCGGACAAACCCAGGGCCCAAGCCTCAGGATTCGCTTTGAAGAGCTTGAGCACGTTTTTTGACTGCGCGGATCGGGGAGCACGCAAATTGTGAAACTCGTCCACAATGATCATGTCCCAGCCATGCGGATCGATTTCCTTCAAAAGATCGTAAGACACCACCTGTACGGGCGCAGCGTAGGCCGCCGCACGAACCGAAGCTTTGTCCTCGGGGAGCTTTCGTTTGCGCCCCCATTCGATTACGCCAAGCTTTGCCTCAGGCCAATGGGTTTGCAATTCCCGGCGCCAGTTCTCACGGATCAAAGCAGGAGCGATGATCAGCACCTTCTGCCTGTTGTAAGCCTTGGCAATTGAAATGGCCCCAAGGGTCTTACCAGCACCCATATCCCATGGCAGGAAATATCGGCGTGGCTCGGGCAGGCTTTCAAAGATTTCAACGGCCCTTGTTTGATACCATCTCAGCGCAGCCATTCGGTGGCCCCCCTTCGTTGAAAAGAATTTGGATCAAAAAGAATCCGGCCGTCAACATACTTAGGTGTTTTTTATTCTGAGACGGGTACCATGGAAGCCAGAAAACTGTCCGTACGGACGCCCCAGACCATGTTCTCGGCCTCAAATTTATTTTGGCTCGAATTTTTCGACAGCCCATTTAAGTTTCCGGACAGGGCTTGAATGGTAGAGAGGCGGGCTTCGATCCGGGAGTGTCCGCTGTCAGTCCACTCCACATTATAGGCCGCATCGGCAATTAGGGCAGAAGTGACCATCGTGACCTCAAAGCCTGCCGCCAGCCGATCCTTGATCATTCGGGTACAAGCGGGGGATCTTTGGCTTAAGTAGGTGGCCACGATCCAATCGTTGATTTCGACCAATTTGGCGTTTTTGAGCATTACAGTAACTTTATTGGTAGTATTGGCACCTACCCTGCCAGCTATCCTGCCCATGGCGTCAGCATCTAAATCAAACTCTTTAGATACTATATTCTCAATAAACGTCGGAATTGTGTCGCTCTCCAAGGTTCTGAAATCCGGGCCCAAAGATTGCTCAGGTGTGCAAATAATCCCAACCTCGAAGTTTTTGCTTTTTTTCTTAAAAATGATGGCTCCGGGCTTTAACAGACGCGATGGGGGTGTAAGCGGGATATACCCATACATTCGCAAAGCAGCGTCCATACCGGTACAGCTAGAGAGGGATAGGAGAAACATAAAGCCCAGGGCTGAACGAACAGACAATTTTTATTCCTAGTTTGAAACATAACATTAAGCGGACACAACAATTGTGCCCTGAGACAAACTAGGCTGCTACAAAAGTTTTCAGGTATTGATCAGCGTTTTTTTTGGGGCAAGGAGAAAATGCTTTCGGTAGGCTCAAGCCAGGTACTGAGCCATTTTCGTGGGCAAACTGAGCCATGACGCGATGCTCGCGTCTCTAATGACGCACCGCTAAGCCCTTATAGCCATTCTAAACCGGGTTTCTGATAAGAGCATCGGCCTTCTAAGCCGGTGGTCGCTGGTTCGAGTCCAGCCGGGCGCGCCACTTAAAACCCCTTATAATACATATCTCAGGCGATTCTAGGCTGTTTAAGATTTGCGTCATTTTTGACGCGCCGCCGAAAATACCCCTTGGAAGCCACAGACTGAGCCAGTTTCGAGGGGTTTTGGTCCATGCCAAAGGCAGCCCAGGCGATTAGGGCGGCTTTTGCCATGCGCTCTTCTTCCCAGTTTTGATACCGAATAGGCACGCCGGAATAGTGACCCAAGGCTAGCTGACTAGCCCAATGGTCTTCTTCCCCAACCGCCGAGGCAAAGGCCGCTCTAAAGTCCCTGCGCCCAAATTTAGGGGGGAGCCCGGCCTTCTTACAGGCTGCATGGTAGGCTTTTTTATGGTCTACATTAAGCGGCAGGGCCCGCTCTAGAATAGGCAAAAGCGAGAAGGGGACGCCCACATAACGATCTTGGTCCTCTACCCCTTTGATTACTTTCAGCCTACCTGCGCATCCCGGCATATCGTCTCTAGGCTCAAAATGCTCAAAAAGGACGCTACCACCCTCTTCAGGCCGAATACCTGTACAGACCATAATCAGCGCCGTATCGAAGGCATGGCCCGATAGATATGAAATGATCGAAAACATTTGTTTGCTAGAGAAATCATTGCTCGCGCCCGGTTTCCCTTTGGTGCGTCCTTTCGGGATCTCTAGCTCCGGCCACGCCTCATCAGGTATGTTTGGCACACTTTTGCCAGATAGGCGGGCATGTTTCAAACCGCGCTTAAGCGTCGCTAAGTGTCGCCTAATCGTATCATCCGAAAATCTAGGGTTGCCTTGCTCATTTTTTTGTTTCCGGCAAAACAGCACATAGTCCTGCAAACTTGTATATGTAACGTCGCCAGGTGTTTTGAAGAACAGTTTGAGATTCTTCCAATGCGGGCCCGTTTGTGAATGAAAGTACCTATCCGAGCGTTTCTTTATTTCAGCGCGCTTATTATCAAAAACTTGCAGATCTTCTAGGGTAAGGCCAGCGTCCGCCTCAAACTTACTTTCGTACGCACGCCGCAAAAGCCAACCTTTCTCGGTCGCTTTCTTAATACTTGTCTCATGCGTGTCCAACGTCACGCGGCGGGATTTCTCTTCTCCCGGATGCAAAAAACTAAATCTAACGTGTAGGGTATGGCACCCCGGTTTCGGAAAAGGTTTCATTTAACCTCACTTTTAATCTTAGCTAGCCAGTCCTTATCATAAACCCATTTTAGCTCCCGATGGGTAGGTCTCCAAGGTTCGGCATAATGTTTCAGCAATTGCTCCGTTCCCCCATGGAACGCCTTGTTTGTGTCACCGCTGATTTTTCCGATACGATTCACAAAAGCCTCCAAAAAAGAAATCGCTTCGGCAAACTGTGAAATATCCTTCTCTTTGATCAGACGGCTAGGCGGATGCTTCTCAACGTCCAACAGCCACCCTCTCGCTGTTTCTAGCTTAACGAGATATTCCCCTAGATCGTCGATCAAGTTATGCAACATCATAAAGATCTCACGGTTGCCTTCACAATCGAAATCCCGCTTCGAAAACCATTTTTCGTTCTCTTCTCTCATCCCTTTGATATCCATAGCATACTCCTAAAATAAAGCGGGCCCCTATGGCAGCGGGCCCATTTTGAAACTTAACACGACAAGTTAATTTGATTTACTTTCATTCGAGCTTTTTTTGTGTAGTTTGAAAGGCTCGCCCTCATTGTCTCTCGCTCCTTCAAGTTTACCTAAAGCTTCGCCCATTGCCACAATCGTCCTCAAAAGATCCTTACAGCAATTCTCTACGAGAGTGAGCGCCGCTGTACAACCGGGATCGTTTTTTATGTGTTCATTGTTTCTGAGCACAAAAAAGCATTGCTCTAGAATCTCAGCCATTTCTTCTAGACCTACAAGTTTCTCAGACATCTTCAAAACCCCATCGCTGTAGCTAAAACTGCCACAGCGTCTTTGTTTCTCTCTTGTGATAGGTGAGCATACCGCTCCGTCATTTTCAGGCTTTTGTGGCCCAATAGACGGGATACGGTAAGAAGCGGCACGCCAGATGTAACTAGAGCCGATGCAAACGTATGTCGCAAACTATGCCAACCGATATCATACAGACCGGCACGGTCTACGATTCGTTTCATTGCCGAGTATGCGCCTTGATAAGACATACTGAAAACCCGGCCTTCCCTATGGGCAATAGACTTAAACACAGCCGCCGCCATAGGATTAAGCGCAACGTCCCTAGACTGTCCGTTCTTAACTTTCTTTAGCTTCCCGGTCTCACGGCACACAGATGCACAAACGTTGACCTTTCGCACGGAGCCGTTAAGATTAACGTCTTTCCAGTCTAGAGCCAACATTTCACTAATCCGCATACCAGTATTGAGGCCAATCAAAATCATTTGTTTCCATTCGA